CAATCAATGTTTTATTACGTAAATAACAATCACGTACAACCTGTTCTACACCATTGTGGTCTACCCAACGTTGCAACATGAAATTATTCCATTTAAAGCCTTGCTTGTCACGATCCTCAAATGCCTCACGAATACCTACACGATTCTTACTACCTTTCTCGGGTGCTCTAGGATATGCGGTGAATACGTTGTCACCTGCGTCACCGCGAATAATTTTCTTAAAGAGCAAATATTCTGGATCTTCCAACAGTTTAGGTTCTTTAGTTTTCTTGTCTAATATCGGTTTGCCTGTATCCTTAAAGTATCCGTCAAGTGTGATAAGTTCATTTGTGACTCCATTGTACTGGAACACTTTATCAGTAATAAGCTGAACATAATCGGAATCAGTGCTAATAATATAATGCGTGTCATCTGGATGTAAGTGAATAAAGCGGGCAATCAAATCGTCAGCCTCAGCCCGCTCATGCCTGAGTACGCTAACGTTAGTTTTCTCTCTGATGTACGTAGTGAATTTTTCATACGTATCCCAAAACATATCGTTTTCTTCTTTTTCAGCCTCAGTAACTGACATGGCATCAACAATGCGATTCTTTTTGTAGGGCTCGTAGATATCTTTGCGGAAGCTACGGCCTTCTAAACAAAACACAACGTGGTCAATTCCATAGCGTCTTACTGCTTGATTAACACTAGCAAGTGTCAAGTGTAGTGCCATGCCGATCTTCTCCCATGTATCGCTGTTGTAACTAGCAACATGTCGGGCACGAAAGAAGGTATTTGCAGTGTCTATGAGTGCGTATTTCATATGTGTATTATATACGTATATTTAGAATTTGTCAACCGCTGGCTGACCATTTACATATCTAGTCAAGTGGTCTTTGTGTAAAAAAGTTTTAATACGATGAACATTAGAACAAACCCCAACTCTATTTTCTACTGAGTTATTGTTACGGTTACCATCTTTATGCTCACCGTCAATCATGTTACATTGTCCGGTTAAAAATGTTTCAAAGTCTATGTCACCGTAATTTTGACAATAAACTGCATAATGATTCATTAAGCAATTAGGTAATCCATTTGTTCCAGTAGGACACCCTGTACAATACTCAGATTTAATATAGTCATCGAACATACGATTTGAACGAATACTGCTTCCAAATTGCTCAGTTTTGTAATAGCCAGTTTTCAAGTTATCCAAGAAATAACCAAGTCCTTCTTCAACCGTCCACTTACCGTCACTATATGCCTTGACAACTTTTTGAGATAACAATGCACTTTCAGCCAATACAATACACACAGCACTACTCATATATACATACAACAAACACAAGAAATATTTTTGTTGATAGTCAATTGGCAAACTATAAATGTAATTACGTGCATCTTCATGATTACGGAAGTACGGCAAACGACTTGTACGTGCATAGAACTGAACCCAATTGTTCTCAACTAATTGTTGACTAGGGTTACGAACAACACCTGACACTGCCAAGCGCGGGATGTTTGCACCCATTAGCAATTTATTTTTTACAACAACCATAGTTGGGCGATTTTCTTTTGCAGGACTATTAGCCATTTTAATTGCATCAAGCGTATCTTTAGTGTAAACACCATCATACTCTAACGTATCAATCAAGTCAACTAAGTCCCAATTTTCTATTGCACAATCATTGCGAACTATAGGTTCCAAGTCATCCCAAGTCCATGCTCGGTCCTCTTTTGCATTAACTGCACCAACCCGAATAGCACACGCTGGCATCATCTTGCGAATCGGACTGTTTGCAGTAACTAAGTCCCATGTTTCTTGTGTGATTGCATTTTGCAAATCTGTAATCACACTTACGTGATTCTTATACCAAGAAAAAATAGTACTATAACTGTTGTCTAATGTTGATGGCAAGAAATGCACAAACGGCATCTTCAATGGGTCAACCGGCATCACTGGTAATTGATAGTAAGCCATGCCACCATGATAGGTAACACCTGTTTGACTGACAGTAGGTGTAGCAGTAAACTGAATCACCAACGAACCATTTTCACGCATTGCTTCAAGATTTTTAAATGTTGTCAGCTTTGCTTGATTGTTCTTCGCACCAGTAGAAATCTTCATATCATCATGATGAGGCACACCGGTTGCATAATGTGCTTCGTCATTGATAATACAGTCAAAATTAATATTTAAATTTTTGTGAATATTCTTGTGATTCTTATTGAACCATGCATTGGTGACAACTAAAACGTTAACATCACCTTTAAGACTTTTCTTACCATTCGTTACATCTAGCAAGTCTTTTTCTTCATAGACGCAAACAGTAAGACCGTCGATAGTTTTATAGTCTAAATTTTCTAATGTTTCCCAAATGTCATCACGTACTTCACGCGGTGGCGCAATGATTAGAAAATTACGTAAAGATGTAACACCTGGAATTTGTAAACGAACAAGGCTGGGAATCAAGTAGTTACTAATTACAAAAGTCTTGCCTGCATTTGTGTTTGCAACACCTAACAGCATATGAGGGTTGCCTGTAGTAAGCATCAATTCAGCATGATTCAAAATGTTGTCATGCAGAAATACATGTTGGTCTTTATCCATTGGATATTTACATGTAAATTCACGGTTTGTTTTCATAAGCATGTTTACTCCAAAGAGTTGTTGATATGTGTATATTGTATACCCGTATACAATATTTGTCAACCTTTTTTTGTTGACAATAAAGTGAATACTTTTAGTTTACAATTATCATGGTGATACCTAATATAATTGGTTTTTCCACCTACTATCTTACCACAATGTTCACATGTAAACTTAGGTGCCTCCATACCTTTATTCCAACTAACTTGCAATCCAATACTACCTTTATTCCAGGCTGTCATAGGTGGTTTCAGTTTTCCGGAATCAATCTTTGCGATTGTTTCTGCGTCTGGATTCTCCCCCCAATGTTTTATCTGTGTTTTTATTTTTCCAACTGGTATACCGAAATGCGAACTTGCTTTTTTGATACTAGCATAATTTACTCCTCTAAAAGTAATCATGTTTTTGGGTTTCAAAGGACCTACAAATTTAGGCTTTGCATTTTTCAATGCAGATATTCTTTTTGTTTCCTTTATTTTAGCTATTGTTTCAGGTGAATGTTTCTTACCAAACATAGGATTTTTTTCACCTTTATTATTGTGTTTGCCTTTATTTGATTCTGAAATTCTTTTCTTATGTTCTTCTGACTTGAGGCGTTGTCCAACTTTTCTTGAACTCTCTCGTATTTTTGCCAAACCTTCTTCAGAATATATCCTATGTTTGTTAGCCTCACGTATATTAGCTAATGCTTGTTCTGAAAATATTTCAGTGCCTTTTTTCCCTCGTTTTTTACTTGCAGATTTTTCAACACGTTCTGGATCAAGTTTAACTCCTCGAAGCCCTTCAGCCCATATGTTAGCTCTTACTCTACCTTCTTCGGATTCCCAATATAGCTTTCTTGATGTTAATATCTTTTTGCGGAACTCATCGTTCCCCCATCTAGTTTTGGATCCTTCACTTCTCTTTTTACGTTGTTCATCAGAAAGATTTTGTTTTTTACCCCAATTTGGATTCTCTGGTCCCTTTTTAAAAATCTTTTGCTTGCTCTTTTCACCTATGATTCGTCTTGTTTCTTCTGAATGTGTCTTGCCAAAGAAGTGATTACCTTCTCCTGACATTCGCTCACTCATCAACAGAGAATATTCTTTTTTAAATTGTGCATAAATCCTACTTGTTATCTTATATGAGGAATGATATTCTTGTTTAAATCTGTTAACAAATGTTCCAAAAGCAAAAGACATTTTACTACCGTATACACTAGGAAAGCGTATCTTCCATAATAATAAATGCGCTACATAATGTTCTCTTGCTGTAAGTTTAACTAGATTAGATATGTCATCACTGCCACCAAAACTTCTAGGAACAATATGGTGTTGTTCTGTATACATAGTTAATGGTAGGCTTCTTTGTAAAGCCTTGTTAATTAGCGAGTCATACCATTTAGAATATTTTAAATTAGTAGGAGGTACTGGCCATCCAATCATTAACTCACCTCTGTACGTCCATTGCCAAGGTCACGTGATTGGATAGGGCGAATGTCACGGTTCATGGGATCCGCTTGTACTTGCTCATACATCTCAAGTACTACATTTCTACAAACTTGCTGGAACCATCTATCTACGATATCAGTATCCTTGTCATCCTTACTCATCATGTAACCAGCTTTGACTAATCTTGCTACAAAAATTTCATTAAAGTCTAAATCAAATGCACCGCTGTTGATATCTTTGGGATCAATATCTAAACTTAAAATATTGATGTAGGGTTCCCCGGCTTGTGTTGCTTTTTCTTTAAGACTTAATTCTTTAGTTGGAGCCTTAGTTTTTGCTTTAGTTGGCTTCTTAGATTCAACAGGCTTTTCTGTTTTCTTGAATAAGTTCTTTAATTTGTCAAACATTTTTTACTCTCTCGTATAATTTAAAGCTGGCTAAGTTCTTAGCTTTGCTTTCGCACATTATATCAAATTTATCAAGGAATGTCAATGCCCAATCGTTCACTGCATCATTCCAATAGTAATCTGAATGGGCACGTAATTTTTGTTTACTGTGTCCTGATTCAATCAACGCACCATGATTGGGTGCGACAGATCGGTCATGTTCTCCAAGTACATCTTCCCGACTGACGGAATAATGTAAAGTAGAACGGACATTCCTCCAACTATCAACAACACGGTTAACAATCTCCGAATCGGGGCTAATATATTCGCCCTCCCTAATCCAATGGTGATGAATGTCAAGAACAGTTGGGACAAGATCAGATAATGAAAGGCAGTCAATGACTCCATGTGTATATTCCTCGTTTTCTAATGTAAGTGTGTTTCGTGCTTCAGGTGATAACCTACCATACACATCCCTGATGCCTTGAGGGCCTTTACGGCCACTAATGTGTACGTTAACTTTGAAGTCTTGAAATGTTTTGCCATAGCCTAACCAACGCACCATGTCACAGTGATATTCAAATTCAGTTATACTCTTATTTACTACCTCGTCACGGTCGCTTGCTAATACAACAAATTGATCGGGATGAAAACTTAGTCGGATATCATGCTTACGTGCAGTCTCACCTAAGGGTGCAAACCAACGTGCTAGACTATCTTGTGTATTAGTATCTTGCCAAAAGTATGAGTAGTCCTCATGTGTGTAGAATGACAACATGTCACTAGTTAATCGCAACATACGTAGTTCAGGGGGTAATTCTGCAACTTTCTTAATCAGTGCATGAGTATTATTGATATTAGTTTTAGCAACATCAATAATTTTTTCCTCCACTGTAGAACGCTTATTGCGTTTGGCCCATGCCATAGTAGTGCCGCCAGTATTCAGTCCCTGAGTACTGACTATTTCACCTTTTTTGTTAATCTCTGCCCACTTGCAAGCAAAGCCAATACGTTTAATGTTTTGATTAGTCATGGCTTAAGTGTAACAGTAATACGATTAATTGTCAACTTTTAGCAAATCCTCGATAGTGTATACTTTTCTCATATATGAACTTGGATTATTAAGCACACTGTATTCAATATCACCTTCTCTTCGGTTAGTATATCGTATTTCAAAATCAGTTTGGTTAACCTGTTTGAACAATTCGACCATTTCTTTAACAGTATTTCCTACCCCATGACCTAAGTTCTCTAAACTATTACTAGGTGTTTCAATCGCTAACTTGATACTATTACAAATTTCATTAACATGT